ACAAAACTAATTTATTTAGACAAAAAAAAGACTCCCCTTTTGGAGAGTCTTGATTCTAAGATATGTAATATCTGAATTACATGAGGTTTTGTACCTTAACACGTCTGTAGTAGGTGTTAGAGTTACGCTTAATACGTCCAGTATTAGTTGTATTAAGACCTTCAGCGAATGGGTTAGCGACGATGCCGTAACGAGTCTTAAACCCGATTTTTGGCTGGAAGGTGTTCTCTCCCACTGCACGAACCATCTGTAGAGGAACGTATGGGCAGTAGAATAGTCCTGCGTCATAAGGTGAAGAACCTTTATAACCTGCAACGTAGTACTGACCACCAGCAGAAGATCCGTTGAATCCACCAGCATAAGGGTCAATGTATACCTTGTACTTACCTTGAAGAGTTCCAGCAAATGTATTGCCAGTATCATCAACGTTAAGGTTAGCGTTAAGAGCAGGAGTGTAGTCAAGTACACCAGCCATTGTTAAAGCAGAAGCAACGTCTGCGGAGCAAAGGATCATATTGCCCTTTCCTCTACGAGTTTGCTGTGCGATAGCGTTAGCATCTCTTTCGATCTGGAAGATCAGTCCTTTGAACTTCTCAACAGACCAACGACCATTACTGTCTGTGTCTAGGTCGAATGTACCAGAGGTAGCAACGTTGTTCTGAGCACCAGGCTTAGCAACGTTATAAATGGTACGAATAACTTCTCTGTTAATCTCAGCAAGAATCTCAGTAGAAAGAATGTTGGCAAGTTCTGCCTCTGCATTCAATCCGTGGATTGCTTTCAAGTCTTGAGCAAGCTCTAGTGAGTACTCAGCCTTTAAAGCACGAGACTTAGCAGTAACGGTGACTTTCTCGATTGAGAATGCCATCTCGTTGAAGCCATTTCCATCGGTACCTAATGCTTCAGCAGTACCTGTGGCCATACCTTCACCGACGTTGTAGGTAGTACCATCTGCAGTAGCAGGGAATGTACCATCTAGTAACGCTGGATTAGATCCTCTCTGAACAGTGGTACCTAAACCAACTGCTTCTGTACCAGAACCAGCAACATAACCAGTTGCGTTTGATAGTGTAGAACCATCAGTACCGATACCAGAGAATGCGGAATTAACCTCATCATAGAATGTCTCGTCGCCACCCTGATTGTTGTAGCGAGATCTCATTGCGAAAATTAGACCTGTTGGGCCATTCATTGGTTGTACACCAGCAAGGTCATAAGCGACCAAGTTTGGCATAGCACGACGAATCAGGCTGATAAGCACTGGGTCGAAGTTTGAAACACCACCTGTATTATTGGTAGGTGCTGCTTCTCCGAGGAATTCAGATTCCTCTTTTAAAGTCTTTTCTTGGTTCTCCAGAAGAACTGCGGTTACCATTCGACGATGATTGTCTTTAATGGGATCTTGCCCATCAGCGTCAAGTAGTGGTGCCCACTTCTCCTGCAGATGTTCAGCATTGAACGATTGCATTTGATTTTACCTTTTTAAAATTTAGTAAGTTTGATCTTATAATTAAAAAATCACTTTTTCGAAACTCTGTGCAGAGATTGAAGATAACTTTCCATCAAGCCAGACGGTGCTGCTTGAGGTGCCTCAGTTCCTTCAGAAATATTCTCTGAATGGTCTCTTGGAGTACTAGAACTTGGGAAATAAGATTCTCTCAATGTTCCTAGTTTCTCTCTGTATGTTTCTTCACTATCAAACTCAACATTTTCGGCAAGAGAAGCAAGTTTATCTTTCTGTGAAAGTGCTAGACCTTCAGAAACATCGGCTAGAATTACATCTGATACCGACTCAGCTAATCTTTGATTTAGAGCAATATTCTTATTGATCTGCTCGTTGAGTTTATTTTCCATCTCATCTAGTTTATCAACCATATTGTTGATAACATCATATTTTTCTTCAGGGATTGTTACATAATGATCTTCAAAAAGACTCTTCATACCCTTTAAGAATGAATCAGTCATTTCTGTTTTAAGTCCATGCTCTACTGCGAGTGCATTTTCTTCTAGCCATTCTTGAGAAATATACTCAAGATAAGCATCTGTTCTGTCTTCTAAGATTTCTTTCATAGCAGAAACTTCTTCAGCGAGTGATTTCTCATACTCAACTTTGAGTTCTTCTTTGATGTCAACAATCTTAGTTTTGATAGCAGCCTCAAAAATGGTACGTGCTTTCTCTTGGAATTCTTCTGAAAGTTCTTCGCCTTCTAGAAGTGCATTAACGTCTGCCTCGACATCAAATGACTCTTCTTCAACGACTTCTTCTTCAGTTGACTCCTCTTCAGCAACTACATTTTCTGCTTCCTCAACATCAATTACTTCCTCTTCAGTCGTAGGCTCTTCAGATACAACCTGATCTTCAGGTCTCTCTTCTTCCTCCTTCTTCATAGTGGGAATTGCTTGATCGCCAGGTGTTGCTTTTTTATTAACAACATCCTTAACTTGCTTAAGGGTTTTACCAGGTGTATTTAACTTCGCTGAATTATCATCAGTTTTGTAATTTTCTGGTGTAGGCCCGCCTAGATCCTCTATTTGTGCAGTATTGCCAGGTGTCGAAGCACCTTGTGGCCCTTTATGCATTGGTTCTCCAGGCGAAGCATTTTTAGTTACTACGTTTTCCATTTCTTGTAATTTGCTACCAACGGGCATGTTTTAACAGAATATTAAATATTCTTTATTTATTTATAGAACTTAAAGATTTGATAAGAAATCGTTAAATAACGACAACTTGTGCTCTTCAAGTCTGTTTTGGTCAACTAGAGTGTTAATTCTCTTCTTAGTTTGATCTACAAACTGTTCACGAAGGATTCCTCCTTCCCAGACCCACTCTTTTCCTTCCATGATTCCATTAACAAAAGCATCAGGTGCAGAAGGATCAGCGACTATATCAGCAGCAGTTGCTAACTGAAAATCTTCACCAACAACCTTAACTCCATCACGATCTTCTTTTAATGTTCCTATACCACGGGAAGAAACTCCTAACATAACACCTTCACCGAGTAAAGATTTTGCAATCCTACCCATAGGTGTCTCAAGTAGTTGTGCCTTACCTACAAAATTATTTCCTTCTTGATGAAGATCAACAATCTTATGTGATACACGATCAAGGTTCACAGTTGGGCCATCAGGGTGACCAAGTTCCCCAACAGCACGGCCTTTCTTTATAAAAGACTCATTGTATCTGCCTACCTCTTTTGCAAGAGTATCTACAGGATACATTCTCCCATTACGATTTTTGAGATTTCCTTGCAGGAAAACTCCTTCAATATACATTTTCTTTTTAGCACCTTTTCCTTCGGTGATAAACTTAACGCTTGAAATTTCTTCGGTAATGAGTTTCATCTTCTTAATTCGTAAATCCTACTTTAGTACCTTTAATTGCAGCACTACTTGCAAATACTGTCCATGTTGGGTCTTTTTCCAAATACTCAACTCCTTGACCAGGAATTGTAAATGTACCAACTCCAGTACCACCAGCACTTTCTTGAAGAGTCACTACATGATTAGTACCGCTAGCTGCAGTATTAACTAACCTAACAAGTGTTGCGTTAGTGAAACTAGTTCCAGCTCCAGCAGATGTTGGGCAAGCTATTTCAGTTGTCTTAACGTTAATGATAGGCATTATTCTTCCTCTGTTGATTCGGGTACATCACCATCAGTATCAAACATTGCTAAACCTACATCACTACGAGAAGCATCTATTTTGTCTGCTGCTTTTGCAAATAAGGCATCTTTAATCTTATCGCTAATATCATTAGCTGGAGCATCAGTCGCAATCAAGTTAACAATTTCTTCCATGAAAATTAATATAAAATCCTAGTTTTATTTATATCTCTGCCTTTTTAGTATCTTTTTGAACTTGTGCGTTAGTTAGTCCAGCATCAATTTCTGGATCCATTGGAATTTCTCCCATGGCATCCATCTCACCACCTTCTGGTGGTAATGGTTCTCCAGTTATTGGATCTATTGAAGCAGGATCAGGAATAACACCATCCTTAATTTCCTGTTCTATTTGTTCGTCTTGTTCTAAAATTTCTCCATCAGTCTGTCTAAGAACATTCTTACGAACCCATTCTTGTGAGTAGAATCTTCCAATATAAGGTTCAATTACAGCAAGAGTTCCCAATCTCTCATTCATCATCTCAGTTTCTTTAAGTTCAGCAAACTGATTATCATAGATGAAATCATATTGGATATGCTCACTAAGAACTTCCCAATCTTCAGGAGTAACGATATTCTTAAGAATCAATTGAGTCTTGAGCATATCAGTAAACATATGAGCAAAACGCTTTCTTAAACGTCCTACAAATTTAGAGAATTTTAATTCATCTCTTAATATCTCAGATGAACGGCCTAAATTAAATCCACCTTCTGCAGCGATTCTTGATTCAGGAACACCAAGTGCTCTATAAAGTTTCTTCTGGAAATATTCAATATCAGCAAGTTCTCCAAGGTTCTGTCCACCTGGAAGTGTTGTGATTTCAGTTCCTCTACCACCTTCTCTTCTAGGTAGCCAGAAATCTTCCATCATAGACATGAACTTTCTGTCGTCACGAATTTCACCAGTATTTGCATCATATACAAGTTTATTTCTATAACGGCCCATTACCTCTCTGAGGTATTGTTCTGCTTTTATCTTAGGAAGATTACCAACATCAATATAGAATATTCTTCTTTCTGGTGCTCTTGATAATCTGTAGATAACAAGACTATCCTCAATCATTCTAAGTTGATTAAGTGCCTTGATTGCTTTATGGAGATATGAAAGAACTAAACCTTTATTCCTATCAACTAATCCTGAAGTTACATAAGTAATAGAATCTTTTGCAATTTTAACTCCTTTACTTCCACCACCACCACTTAAAGCACTTGATGGGTATGCAGGTTGTGGAGTGTATATAAAATACTCATCAATCTCAGGTGCTACTACTTTTGTTTCATCACGATTGTTATTTAATGCGTTAAGTCTTTCTGATTTACTTTTCTTTTTTTCTTGACGGACATATCGCATCTTCATAGGATCGATATATCTTAAATCTTTTATTCCTTCTTCTGGTTTTTTGGTATCAATGACCTTCATATAGTACAATCTACCGTCAATATACCAGTTTCTCAGTATTTCATGCGATTTTTTATCAAAATCCATTATATCTTTAATGGTTTTGAATTCTTCTCTTATTGCCTTCTTTAACTTATCACTTGCGTTTAAATTTGATAACTCAATCTCAATAGGAGTATCATATAAGTCACTAACGATTGCTTCATTAATAACATCTTCAATTGCTCCATCACATTCAGGATGTAGAGCCATTTCTCTATATCTTTTTATTAAATCAAATTCACTTCTATAAACACCCTCAATATCAACATATGAACCGTAAAAGGAACTGGCAATAAAATTATCATTCCCGTCCTCATTATTTTGAGGAACGGGAGAGACAACCGAAGGAGATTCTTTCTTCTTCGGATCAATAGAAAAACCAAATAATCTGGCCATAATATTAGTTGCGTGTTTTAATCTGTTTGTACTATTTATCTGATATCTTCACCGCCAGCCGCAGTAGAAGTACCTTTATAAGCTTCCCACCAGTGAACTTGCATTTCGACTGTAAACTCTTCTAAAGTATCAGTAGTTTCGTAACTTAGATCAATTGAAGATAAATTAGTAGGCCAAATATCCCAGAACTTATAAGATCTTAAGATACCGCCATCACGATCTAACTGATGAACCATTGCATCTTTTTGATATTGCTCTGGATTTTGAAGACCTGTTGCATCTTCCATGCTGTTAATAACGTTCATCCACTTTTCAAAAGCAGAACGAATTACAAAATCCGTATCGTTAAGAACAGTGATAGTCCATGTTTCGAATGTTCTATCTCCTGCAATTTTAAGTATCCTTCCTCGGAATGGAACTTCAACTGGAGTAACAGTTGATGCAGGTAGTGCTGCAGCCTTAACTAAAAATCTGGACTTTTGGAGTACATCATTTTCAATTCCGACTGCTGTAGGAAATGCTAGTTCAACCTCAAAGAGATTCGGCCTAGCTCCGCCACCAGTTAACTTGCTTTTGAAGTCACTGATCTTCCTTAGCGGAATACTATTTTGTTGAACGCGGCTTGGCATTGTTAGTTGACCTCTTTAATTAAACTTTACCGATGACTTCATCAAAACTAACACCTGTTCTGGTAGCAACAAAGGTTAGACCGATGAAGTTGATAGAACGTGCTGGTTTGATGTATATATCTGCAACGAATTCGTTTGCATCTATAATAGCAGCAGTATTATTAGTTTCGTCACAAATGACGACATAATCTTGGATTCCTCTCTTCGCTTGAACATCACGTAGGAAAGGTTCAACAATATTCACAAAGTTAGTCCTTGTGATCTCATCGTTGAATTCAAATAGTTGATCCTTAGCAGCAGCAGAAATTGCATCTTCTAAGAAGATAAACAAACGACGAACGTTTATTCTATCAAATGCTGAGGCTTTAGCATATCCAGTCTTATCACCGAATAATAGGATTCCAGATCCAGGTGAGAAGATTACTGGGTTTACTCTTGCAGAGTAAAGACGATCTCTTTGATCTTTATTTGGATTATATGCTAACTTAACTGCATTAAGTATAGCACCTCTGGCTGTTCCTGCTGGTGAGAACCAAGGGAACTGATTAATATCAGTTCTTGCACAAAGTCCAGCAATATCTCCATTAAGAGGTATATATCTAAATCCATTTGAGAATCTATCAAACATATACTTATATCCACTATCGAATATAGCATATGATGATGAATTAATAGGATCAAAGAAATTAATTACATTATCAGTAATATCAGCATCACTCAAAACAGTTGCTGCTTCTTCATCAGTAGTATCAGTTATCATTGCTGCTCTATAAGGAGAGATAAATGCAATTGCATCTTTTCTCTTTTCAGCGACAGCAATTAGTTTAGTAGCAAGTGCTCTGGTATTCTCTTCACCACCTTGTGAAGATCCTTGAAGTAAGAAATCTACATTAACTGCAGTATCATTCTCAAAAAGACCATAACCAGAAATTAGATCGTCTAATCCTGAGTTAAGAGCTCCAGTTGTATTTGTATTTGTTTTATGACCATAATCTGTACCACCAGAAAGTACACCATTCATTGTTCCGATTGTATCGAAGATGATTCCTTCACCATCTTGATCCCAACCAGTATCAGCTGCAAGTGTATAGTTAGCACTAAATCCTGTAGTTACGACTCCTACTGGTGCACTACCACCAAACAAATATTCTGAATTTGTTTCTAGATACTTTCTCCAGTATTGTGGTGATCCAGCAGAGAATTCTGCATCTTTTGCTTTTGATAAGTTAAGATGTTTTTCAAGAATTGTTCCTGCGTTTCCAGTAACGGTTCCTTTTGCGTCAATAACAACAACATGAACCTCATCAAATCTTCCACCTCTATTAGAGACATATTCAGATGTTGTTGGTCTTTCAGCAACAGTATTCCATTTTGTTGTAGTTACTGTTTCAGTACCACCAACAGTTGCAGTTGTCAATGAAAGTTCCTGCTGATCAAACCAATCCTTAGTAAGACTTGCAGTAGGTGTTGCTTGTGAAACTCCTGAATTATTCAAGATAGTAACGGAACCATTACCAAACTTGTAAATGTTATTATAATCTTGAACAGTTTCTGTTCCAGCAGCTGATACATGAGATAAGAACTTCACATCAATTGTAGATCCTACAATCTTAGTAACAATTCCCTTGAACATACCATCAATTGTTTCAGTTGTTCCTGCACCAACACCTGTTTTTGAAACAGTAGTACCTGTAGGTACAGTTTGGGTAATTCCGTAACCAACAGAAATACTACCTACACTGTTAAGTGTAACATTCTGGTCTGCTCTACCGTCAATTACTGCAACCCTAATGCCGTTCGACCATGAACCTGGATTTTTAGAAGCTACAGTTACGTTAGTAATAGTATTAATATCATATCCTAATTCTTCATAGTGATCAAGACTCTTAATCTTTACACTAGTAGCAGCACCAACAAATCCATTATACAAGCCTGCATCGTCAGCTCTGATTACATTTAGTATTCCACCGTAAGCTAAATAAGATGAGGCACATAACCATGTTTCATACTGTTTATCAGTACTATATGGTTTCCCAAAATTATTAAGTAGATCGTTCTCCGTATTCACAAGAGTTGGAGTTCCTACAGGGCCTTGTGCAAAAGGCCCAACGATTCCACCTATCTTATCGGTAGTAGGGTCAATTCTCCCTATCGTTAAATCAACTTCCCTTACCAGAATACCAGGAGATGCTAGATTTAGTGGCATCTTTAATTCCCCTCTCAGTCCAAATTTATTCTAGAAATATTTATTGATTTGAATGTTTACATATAATCCCACATGTATGAACGGTCTCCATATTCATCAGTATGCCACCTATCACCCTCTTTATCGACAAAACTATCCATATCTTCAAAACCATCAGAAATAAATCCAAATGGAGCCATATCTTGTTCTATTTGATTCTTTTGCTCATCATAAATTCTCTTACGAACATCCTGATCGGACATTTCTTTAAAATAATCTTGACATACTAACCATGCAAATATAACCAAACACATTGCAAGGTCATCATTAGAACCTTCTTCTGCCTCAAATGAATTTGCTTTTTGTGCAAATGTAGTTAATTCTGCGATGATATCATAATCAACAGTAAGTAACTTATCATCTTCCATTAAAGTCTTAAGGTTTGAGCAACCTAATTTTTTAACAGCAGATGTTGTACGAACACCAAGTTGTGTTTTCTTACCTGAAAATCCCTGGCCAACTATTTGACCATTCCTTCC